CTGCCGCCCCTGCGGAAGCCGCTGCCGAAGTGGCCGAGGAAATCATTCCTGCCGTTGTCGAAGCGGCCGCAGAAGAGGTTGCCAGCGATCCCGCCGCCGTGGTTGAAACGCCGGAAGGCTCTACCATCGTGGTGGACGAAGCTACCCTGGCGGACATTCTTTCCCGCCTGGATCAGATCATTTCTCTGCTGACGCCCGCCGCTCAGGATGAAGATCCTGTGGAGGAGATCGTCGAAGCCGTGGAGGAAGCTGTGGAGGCTGCCGCTGAGGCCGAGGCTGTCGCGGAGCTGCCCGAAGCTGCCGAAGAAGTGGCGGCCATCGTCGAGGAAATCCTGGAGCCGGAAGCTGAAGGCTTCGAGGAAATTGTTTCCGGCGATGAGTGCGAAGAAAACGAACCTGAAGTGATCTCTACCGGAGATGCGATTCGCGCCGCTCTGAAGACTATGCGCCCCGTGCTGGCGAAGATGCCCAGCAAACAGCGCAAAAAGGCTGCCGCGGATATCGCTGCCAGGATCAACAGGCAGCGGAAGATCAAAGGCACTGACAGGCTGATTTCGCTTGCTGCGGCTAAGAGAAAGACGGCTGGCAATAGCGCGGACCTGGGCAAGCGTATCATGGCCAGCCGGAATCCGAACTATAAGAAGTAAGAGGAGGAAAAGCATATGGGTAAAGTACAGAATGCCTTCGGCTACGGTTCCGCGGGGGCTATTGCTCGTTCCGTAGATGATATCGTAATTGCTATCCGGAACGCTTCTGACTCGGATATCGAGTTTGGCGCTCCGGTTTTCATGACCGAGAACGGCGCTGTGCCGTTCAATACTACTACCCCGCAGGATTTCACTACCTTCCTGGGCTTTGCCGTCCGTGTGGCGGACAAGACCCCGGAATCCTATCCCAGCGGTCAGTTCAACACCGCGTCTTCCAGCGGGGAGGCCGGCGTATGGAAGGCCGGTGACATCATGGAAGTCCTGGTCCGCGGCAGCATCGCGCTGGCTTCCACCGTATCCGGCAGCAAGGGTAGCCCGCTGTATATCCGGAAGTCCGACGGCCGCCTGACGGCCTCCGCCGGCGCTGCCGGGTCGACCATCCTGCTGGAGAACGTCCGCGTCCGCAACCCGCGGAACGGCTACAGCGCCTGCTGCGAAGCAATCGTCAACAAGCGGAATATTCTGTAATAGGAGGAAAAGACGATATGAAAAAATCCCTTCTGACCGCTCCCCACCGCCTGGTGGCGAACGATGCCTATACCTTCCTGATGAAGGAACTGGAGAAAGTGGACGAAACCATCCTGGAGCCCCTCTCCGGCACGGACTGGCCCCGGGATATGCCGGTCGTTACCGGCGGTGGCCTGGTAGAGTCTGTTGCTGCTATTGACGTACAGTACGCCTCCTCCGGCGGGGACGACGACAACCTGTTCTTTGACGCGGCCAATGATATTCCCGTCATCCAGGCGGATATGTCCAAGCAGGTAGCGCGAACCTTCAACTTCGCGGAGTACATGGCGTTCTCCGTCATGGAACGCGAAAAAATGATGCAGGTCGGCCGTGATCCGGAGACTTTCCTCAATAAGGGCATTCGTCTCCACTGTGATAAATATCTGGACCGGAACGTCTATGTGGGCTTCACCAAGGTGACCTCCACCGGCCTGGTCAACAATCCCTCTGTGATCCGGGCCTCCGCGGATCCCCATACTTCCGGCGGTACGGATACCGACTGGCAGTACAAGACCGCGGACGAGATCCTGGATGACATCAACAGCGCGATCTCCGCGCTGTGGCGGGATAACGACTGCTCTTCCGATGCGCTGCCGAATCATATCCTGGTTCCGGTGCAGCAGTTCGGTATGCTGGTCACCCGCAAGGTTTCGGATGACTCCGAACGGTCTATCCTGACCTATGTCCTGGAGAACAACATCTCCACCCAGCAGGGCGGCGAGCTGATCATCTCTCCGTGCAAGTGGTGCGCCGGCATCGGGTCCAACGGCTCCGATCGCATGGTGGTCTATTGCAACCGTGTGGACCGGATCTGTTTCAACCTGACCCAGCCCCTGCGCCGCATGGACACCGAGTACGCCGAAATGCGGATCAAGATTCCGTATATCGCGCAGTTCTCCGAAGTGCGGTTCCTGTATCCGTCTACCGTTAGGTATCTGGACGGCATCTAATAAATAACAGCGGCTCCCCGGAGAGAAGCGTTCCTTCTCTCCGGGACGATTTATAGGAGGCGATTTTATGAAAATACTTTCTCGCGTATGTGTAGAATTTAAAGATAAACAGGGGAACGTCATTTACCGGATCGGTCCGGCGGACCGCCTGGTCTATAAGGATGACGCCCCGGAAGCCATTAAGCAGGACCTGCTCTTCGGGGCCCTGGTGGCGGAGGGATCCATTGACGTGGTCGAGACCGCCGCCGAAAAGAAGGCCGCGGAACAGGATCCGATGGCCGGAGCCCTGGCGGACGGACGCAAAGTAGCTAAGGTAAAGAACGAAGAAAAGGCGGACGGAAAAACGACCGAAGCAAAGCAGGACGCAAAGGCAACCAAGGCTGCCGAAAAGAAATAAGAGCTGTCACGTGAAGTGCAAGCGCGGAAAGGAGAGTCATCTTTATGACACAGGCGGAATTTACCGCATTTTATCCGCAATTCGCCAACTTCACTCCTGCTGTTGTTTTAACAGAATATATCCGCCAGGCCAACACTCGCTTCACTGCTTTTGCCCCGGAGGATGCGGAGGAGGCCCGCCGGCTTTATACGGCTCATAAACTGACGATGTATGCCCGGGTGGCGCTGCCCGACGGGGTTACGCCGACGAAGGCGCAGATCGCCGCGGCGGGGCAGGCCCAGCAGAAAATCGCCAGTAAAAAGGTAGGAGAAGTTTCTGTATCGTACAGTACGTCTGCATCTTCGTCCGCATCCACACAGACTGGATTTGCAGATTTAACTGAAACAGATTTTGGGAAACAGCTTCTAAGTTTGCTTAGGCTGTATAGCCGTTCGAAATATGTGCCATGATTAAGCTTACTTTTACAGAGGATACCGAGCACATTACAAAGCAAAAAGAATGCATTGACTACCTTCTAAAGAGCAAGGTGGATGTAGGCCTCACGTCCCATGCTTCTGGCAGGTCGTTCTTTCTTCTGGGAATTCATACAGGCGGATCTCCGATTATGCATATTCCGCCCCGGCCAGTGGTTGATCCAGCACTGCATCAGGAAGGGCTGCAGCAGGAAATGGGGGAGTTTCTCCTAGAGTCCTGTGAGGCGGCCTTTGATGGAGATATGGCCGGTACCGTCGCCGGTATGGAAGGCTGCGGCCAGCGGGGAGCCGACGGCATCCGGGAATATATTGATGGAGGTATAAGCCCACCGAATTCCCCCAAAACATTGTCAGGCGGGTGGGTCTATAACCCGGTGGCAAAAAAAGGAGTGCTAATTGGAGGGAAGTCTGGGAGCACGCCCATGAAGGACACAGCAGCGTTGTACGGAGATTTTGATTATGAAATCACGGGGAGATAACCTAGATGAACGTAACAGACGCTATTTTTGATCCTGAGCTGGGTTGCACAATCTTTACCGTAGAGCGTATTACATATACCCGCACACGAACAGGAACGACATCAAGCAAAGTAACAAGCCAGGCCACGGGATGTATTCATCCGGGAACGCCGGAAATGATCCAGCTGCTACCGGAAGAAGAACGTAACAATGAATTTATTATGATTTACACAGATTGCGCCTTAAGCGTTGGTATACCGGAAGGAAACGCTGCGGTCTTTACGGGTGCTGATCAAATTGGCTGGAACAACCGAACCTGGCGAGTTGTTCGAGTTCGCGACTGGCAAATGTTTGGATACTATCAGGCTTACGCCGTGCTAATGAGGGAGCTGTCATGATTTCTGAATCTTCTGCCTTTCATACGGCAATCTTTGATGCGCTATGCGCCTGCCTGAACTTGTCCGCGGCGGAGGGCATCAAGCTGATCCATGAGGCCTATGCCGAGCCGGAGAATGTTCCCCGACCGGCACGGAATAAGAATGTGATCTATTGGACCGTTCTGCAGGACCTGGCTTCCGATCCCGTTTCTACAGAGTGGAATAACGAGGCAGGAGCCAGCGGTACCCATGTGCCGACGGTTTGCACGACGGTCAAGTATCACCTGGTGATCGTCTGCTACGGGCCAGCCTGCGAGGAATACGCCTCTCGGATCCGGCACATGCTGTACCTGGACGGCCGGGGCTTTCCCCGGCAGATCCTGCGGAATGCCGGGATCTTTCCGGTGCCGGATCCGCCGCAGCCGGCTCTCCTGCATGAGGAAGAAGGGAGCCTGTGGCGGAAGCGGGCAGATCTCACGATCCAGCTCCGCGCCCGGGATGAACAGCGGGCTCAGGCCCGCAGTGCTATTAGCACCGCTCCGGCGGTGATCATACGGAGGTAAAAATGCTTAGTATTAACACCATCGCAAGAGTTATTGTCAATACGGTTCGGACTAGTGCGACCCCTGCGTCTTTTAATATTGGCTTAATTCTCGCTCAAGAGAATCCGTTCTCTACATCTCATCGTTTAACCACTTTTAATTCGGCGGCGGAGGCCGCGGCAGGGCTGACGGAGATGGGTTTCCTGGCTTCGTCGGAAGCTTATAAAGCGGCAATTAAATACTTTGCTGCTTCGCCCGCACCCAGCCAGCTGCTGTTCTCCTGTTATCCGACGTCGGAAAGTCCGAGCCAGGCGCTGGACGCAGTCCTGAATCAGACAGCGGGGTTCTATGGGGTCATGACCTGCGATACTATTTCCGCCGCGGATTACCTGACATTTGCCCAGCATGTAGAAAGTCTGTCCCAGCCGCTGATGCTCTTTGTGCCAGTGACGGGCACTGTTTCTTCGGCGATTGCTTCCAATTCCGTGCTGGATAAGCTGCATGGGGCTTCCATCAAGCGGGCGGTGCCGTTCTACTGCGCTGCCGCTTCGGACTGCGCCGCCGTAATGGGTGTGGCCATGGGGTTAGATCTGTCGCATAGCGGGTCTGCATTTGCCTTGTGTTATAAAACACTGCAAGGAATCCAGCCTTCTTCGCTGACGCAGACGGAAGTAGACAATTTGAAAGCGCTGGGCTGCAATGTATATGTTACCAGAGGTTACACCCATCTGCTCTTAGAGAATGGATCTGTTAGCAATAACCAGCGTTATGACGAAATCCTCTATGTAGACAAGATCGCAAACGACTTGCAGAATGCGGCAGTCACTATGCTGGCAGAAAATCCGGATAAAATGCCTCAAACAGACGACAGCACGGCCCAGTTTATTAACCGATTCTCTTCAATTCTTATGGGCTATACTGACCAGGGAGTCCTGGCATCTAGCATTTGGAGAGGCTCTGATATTGGCCCGGTAAAAAATGGAGATGCGGTAGAAAACGGCTTTATCCTTTGGGCAGATAGTTACGATGACCAATCCGATGCAGACCGGGCAGCGCATAAAGCGGTACCGATTCAGTGCGCATTAACCCTTGCTGGAAGCATTGAAAGCATTGTAATTACTGTCAACGTACAGGTGTAAGGAGGCTTAAATATGGCTTACAACGTTTATTCTCTTCCGGACGTAAAGTCCGTTCTGTATCATCCGGACGTAGGCACGGCAAACTTGCATCTGTGCGGCATCGGAAAGATCACCATCTCCGCGGCGGGGGACCTGACGTCCCATACCACCACCGCGGACGGGTATGTGGTGGTCAACCGCCTGAAGACGACAAATGGCACGATTCAGATCGAGCTGCCGCAGAATTCTATCGGGGATGATTTCCTCCGCCGCTGGGCCAGGTGGGCGAGGAGTACGGGGAGCCCGAACCGGATCGCCCTGGGAACGCTGACCATTACAGACAACGTGTCCGGGTTCAAGACGGTATGTACCGGCGTCTCCCTGCAGAAGGCCCCGGACCGGACTTATGACCGGACCGCGACGAATGTGACGTATACCTTGCTCGCCACGACGATTACGGAGCAGTAAGCATGAAGGTACTAATCGCCTGCGAGGAAAGCCAAGAGGTTTGTAAAGCTTTCCGAGAAAAAGGGCATGAGGCGTACAGCTGCGATATGGTAGATTGCTCTGGGGGGCATTCGGAATGGCACATTAAAGAGAATTGCTTGCCAATGATTAACGGCGGTGTTGTGTTTAAAACAGTTGACGGCAAGAGTCATGAATGTGCCGGTGTGTGGGACCTGATCATTGCACATCCGCCGTGCACTTATTTAACCAGTACCGGAAATCGTTGGTTTAAAGACGAGTTTGGCATGGCTGCACGATCCAGATATTTAGATCGCATGGATGCAATCCGGCTTTTTATGGGTTTTGTTCTGTGCAGCGCCAAACGCGTTGCGATTGAAAATCCGGTTGGTATAATGAGCGGCGTATATAGAAAACCTGATCAGATCATTCAGCCTTATGAATATGGCCATCCGTCCCGTAAAGCTACGTGTCTTTGGCTTCGGAATCTTCCACTGCTTAAACCGACAAATATCGTTGAACCTGAGCTGAAATGCTACATAAATAAAGACGGTCGGCTTACAAGGTATTCTGCAGATTACGGAACGGGTTATGAAAAAGAAGCATCTGCAAGGCGCAGATCCAAAACTTATTCCGGAATAGCAAAAGCGATGGCAGATCAATGGGGCTAAAAAACGAGACTCGACCAGTAGGAGGAAGTTATGCGCCAGACTACTAAAGACATTGAAATAACGATTGACGGAAGCAAAACTAGCTTCCGCCTTTCCAAACTAGACGCTTTTTCCGGCGTCATGCTGCTCCGGCTGCTGATGCGGCTTAATGGGAATCCAACGATGCTGGACCTGATCGCCTCTCTTTCTGAAGACGAGCTGCGCTCCGTCATGACCTCGGTGTTCAATCATGTTTCTGTTCTCCTGCCGGCAGGTCCGCATCCGGTTATGACTGGTAGCGAGTGGGGATACCCAGAACTAGAACACGATACGCCTACCTGCATGAAGCTCTTATTGGAAGGTTTGGCCTGGAGCCTGTCCGGTTTTTTCGGCGGCGGGCAGTCGAAGGAGCGGGAGACCGCGCCTGCGGATACTGCCCTGTAACCTGCCCAAATATCGACGAGTTTCTCTTTCTGCCTGTAGCTGCGGGGATGTGGAAGCAGCATGAGCTTTGGGATGGGACCTATGTCCTAGATGATCTGCTGGATATCGTGGAGCTTATCCGGGTAAGGAAAATAAACGAAATGAAAGCGAGGGAAGCACAGAATGGCTAGCCAGGAGTTTCTTGCGTCCTTTGCGGTTGAAATTGACGAAGGCGGCGTTACCCGCCTGCAACAAGTATTAGAAGAAAATCGGGACCTGGCAAACGAAGTAGCAGCAGCTTTTGAAGCAGCTACGGCTGCAATCCAGGAGTACCAAAAAGTAGCCTTAGGCGAAGATAATCCTTCTGGAGAAGGAAACCGAGACGACGGAAGCGGAACGGGAAGTTCGTCTAATTCTGCAGAAGGTAACCGAGACACAGGCAGCCCGTACAATCCGGAAGCGTCCGCCCGGAATCTGGAGAACGGAGAATACCGGAGCGACGGCTATAAGGGGGAAATTCAGTCTCTGCTGAGTGGATCCCTGACGTCCAATCCAGACTCGTCAGCGCGGGATTATTCGCTACGTACTGCTGAACTATCTCTTGCTCATGCCCTGGCGCCGGATGAGGAATACGACCGGAACACCGGAAGTCGGGTGAATCCGGATTCATTTTACGGAGATACACAAGGAGCATATTTAGATTCCCATGAAGGATTGAGCAGTGAGATCAGCCGGTACCTATATAACCAGATCGGACCTAGAGCAAATTCAGATTATGCCAGAGAATTGAATGCAGCATTGCAAGATTTGGCTAGCGCAGAGGCCAAAGGCGATGATACTGCGGAATACCTAGAGCAAGTCAAGTCCCTTATGCCGGATCTGATCCAGGGCGTAAAGGATATCGTCGATAAATATGACGAGCCTCCGGAGGCGACTACTACTGAGAGCGGCGAAGGCGAAGGCAGCGGTCTGGAAGGATCCCTGGATCTGGAAGGCGCCCGGGGAGAACTGGAAGCTTTCCGGGAGGAAGCATCCCAGCCGGTGAACCTGTCCGGCAATGCCTCCGGGATCGTGTCCGCGGCCAGCGCCGCCCTGTCCAGCGTGAAGAGTATGTTCTCCACGCCGATTACCATCAAGGCGGTGGTGGAGACGGAGGGCGGCGGCGAAGGCGGAGACAGCGGGGACAGCGGCGGATCGACCCTGAAGATGTCCACCGGCGGACGGTTTACGAAGCCTACCGACGTCCAAGTGGCGGAGGATGGGGACGCGGAATACATCATCCCCGTGAAAAAGGAGAACCGGGCGGTGC